TACGGTTATAAGTTACACCTTGGATAGCTTTTATCTTTTCGATAGGGTTTTCTATTGGCTCAATATTGTCTTTTAGTTTTTCATCTGAATACGCTGTGACATTTCCTGTGGCAGTCCAGTTTCCACTGGTGTCACAATAAGCACCCCAAGAACCCCAAGTAGACCTTAAAAATCCTTGAATGTTGCCAGAGCCGTATAGCTGAAAACAAAACTGATTACCCGAACCAATACCAGTAATACCACAATCTGAACTAGAACTACCTTGAATTTTCATATTCTGGTCACGCTCTTGGCTTAATATTGGTCCTGATGTGTCGCCTAATTCAACGCTATCAAATTGGGCTGTTGCGTCTGGTCCATAGAAACCACTTGGATTTGTTGAATTGTATGGCGTAAATCCTAAAGCCGTTGTTACATCACTTGAACCTATCGCACTGGTATAATGAGGGGCGGCTGTATTTGTTGCACTAGCCGCAATGCCATTCAACTTAGTATGGTCAGCATCAGTAAACACGTTGCTATCTGAAGCCGCTTCTACTGCCGCTCTTATCTCTGCGTTGGTTTGGTCAGCCGTTGCACTTGTTTCAATGCTGTCTAATTTTGTGCCATCACTAGCAACATTTCTACCATCTACATTGCCACTAACAACAATATTTCCAGTAACATCTAAACCGCCAGAAGTAGCTTCTGCCTTTGTAGCCCCTGCTAACTGAAGTCTTTTAAAATCATCAGCAATAACAGTAATAGATACTTTTGCAGAGCCAGTGAGAGATAATGCACTACCGCCACCACTGCTTTCAGTAGGGGAACGTGTCAATGTTGTTCCACTAGAACTATAAGTACCAGTTCCTATTTCCCAACTTGAGCCATCCTCAATGACATATTGAACAACATCGTTATTAGATACCCCTGCATCAGCAAAGGACTGAAAGCCTGTTTCCGCACTGCCCAGAGTTACGGTTCCTGCACCGGTTGTGCTAGTTCCCATCTTGGCCCTATTGAATAGTTTTGCCATGATGTACTCCTATTATGTAAGCGTTAAGATACCGTTTGCGCCAATATCAATAGTAAAAGTATCACCGTCATTAAGCGTTAGAGCAGAACCGTAATCGTAATAACCAACGATTGGGTCAGCAGGGGATGTTGGCGTATCGTTATAAACAACAACGTATCTAAAAGCTGCGACAGAGCCACCTGATGCAGTTAGCACTTTATCATCGGCAGATAATTTATAAGTGCCGCCTGTTTGGGTGCTTGTTACGTTTGCTAATGTTCTATCAGAAAGGTTTGTATAACTGATTTCCGTTGCGTTTGCCAAAACACCATTGCCGTCTGTCACGATGCTTGTTCCAGATGTGGGATCAGTAGCACACAATGCAATTTTAAACGTGTCAGCGTTCATATCCATTGCGTTCGCCAGATTGACCACAAAGTCATTTACTTTAGTAAAACTTGCCATTTAGTAGCTCCTTATTTTCATCCTGCGACCAGAGCCGCCAGTTTTTGCCCGTTCACTTTCCGCATTTATATCATTGATTGCCTTTTGATACAATGCACTCCATTCTTGTATTCTATTACCCTCAGATAGATATGGAGCAGAATGAAGTAAAGAACCATATAGATATGCGGAAGGATAATAAGTCATTAACCAGTTTGTACTGTTTACAGCTAGGTCTGGTATCTCTTCGTAGTAGGTAAGTTCTAAAACCGTATCTCCATCGGGTTTTGGAAATACCTCAAAAGCTTGATCTAGGATTGTATAAACTTTAGGAACACCAGCGCTATCATTGTTTCCCTGCCTTAACTTTGATATTTCCAAAGCTCCAACAAGTTCTAATATTTGAAAGTTTCCTGAAGTCTTTACCATTCTTACCGCTTCAAGAAAATTGTTTGGCAAAGCTGTGTACTGGGAGTCAACAGTTGCAATAACTCTATCTTCCATACGCCAGTGTCTTATTTCCCTATTTAGTTGAGCTTCTGCAAGACTAATAAAATCAGGAATAACTGATGTTAAATCATCTCTATTTAGAAAATCAGCTATGCTTGCTTTTAAATCGTTGTAATTAGTTAAAGCCATCTAACAATTCCATCTTCTACGAGCAGCTTTGCCACGTTCACCTGTCCAACCTTTAGACCTAGCGCAAAATGACTTCTTACGAGCCTTATCTTTTGCAGTTAAGTTTTTCTTTTTTGTTACCGCCGTTTTTAATTTCGACTTTGGGTTTTTTCTCCTATGTGCAGCAACACCTTTTGCGGTCATGCCAGCACCCTCTTTTACCGAACGGTAATTACGACCTTTGCCTTTGGTCGTTTTGGGTATGGCTTTTTCTCGCTTTCTTGGCATTACTGTTGAGCGGATTTCATTTCCGCTAACTGCGATTTGTAGTTAAAGTACATATTTAGTAAGGCTTCTCTTGGTAATGTTGTGCCTAAGTTTTTTTGCATACTTTCTGAAAATGCTGCGAAATCAGCTTCTTCTCCAGATGACGGTAAAGCATTTCCACCGCCCATTTGCGCTCTAGGATCAGCAGGCATATCATATGTTGGACCCATAAAAGGATTAGAAACAGGCTGTCTAAAACTCATTTCCTGAGCATTCATAGGTGTAGTGTTAGGCTGTCTAAAACTCATTTCCTGAGCATTCATAGGCGTAGTGTTGGGCTGAGTAAAACTTATTTCCTGTAGGTTTTGAGGTGTACTACTTGGTTGAGTAAAACTCATTTCCTGAGCATTCATAGGCGTTGTGCTAGGTTGAGTAAAACTAGCTTCCTGATTTGCCATTGCAGCATCAAATGGTCTAGCCCTAGGTTTAGCTAATGCCTGCACAATAGGAGAAGTATTTGGGCTAACAAACATACGCTCACGCTGAGATCCGTATGGATCTACGCCAAGATCATTTAATATTCCGCTTAACGGTCCACCAGAAAATTCATCGCCTCTAGTATCTCTACCACCGCCATCTATAGCATCAAATAAAGCAGGAACATAACGCTTATTTGCTTCATCAAAATAGCCAAATCTACCATCATTGTTGGCTTTTCTACGATCTTCTGCTGAAGTTCTTTCGTATCTAGCTGCCCCTTTTCCAGAACCAAGACCGCCAGACCTTGCTGTAGCACCGCTACCAAGAGGACCACCTGTTCTGCTGCCACCGCCTGAACTTCTACGCATAGAAGCAAAATGACTGGCGTGGGGGTTTTCCATACCTAAAGCTCTGTAATGAGCTTCAACTCGCTGCATATGTTCTTCATTAGCCATTACTTCTTACCCTTCTTTTTAGATTTTTTCTTCTTAGGACGCTTCTTAGCTGTTTTTGCCGCATCTTTAAAGTCTTTATCAGAAGGTGCGCCTTTTGCGTTCTTCTTACGCATTTTCTCACCAGAACCAGCTTTAATTCTAGCTCTCTTTTTAGCAATGTTTCTATATAAAGACATTATTTTTTCTTAGCTTTTTTAGTTTTTTTCTTTTTCTTAGTCGTTTTTTTAGGAGGTCTACCCATTGTAGAACCATAAGTACCCTTACCGCTCGGCATAATGATCTCCTTTATTTTTTTAAACACATACCACATTATGCAATGCCACGCAAATTGCGTTTTATGTCGCCCTTCCAGCTAGTAAATGCTCCAGATAATGCAGTTGCAGCATCACTTGCCATTGTTAAACACAGCGCATCAGCTAAGTCAGGTGACGCTAATCCACGCTTACGCATCTCATCCTTACTTTCAGCTTTCATCTTACCACTAGACGTAAAGCTATATCTAATACCTGTCAATTCCGCTAACAACTGATCGTCTTTTGGCAGCTTACAAGCACGATCCTCAAACCAACCCTTAGTCTTAAACCACAACTCACTACGCAAATTTAAATATGTAGCGCCCATACTAGGCGCTTCTGCAACATTAACACCACGAACAGGCAACTCTAGCTCACGCAATCTATCAACAACACCAGAACCAAGCCCAATACTATCCACAAGTATCTCTCTAGGCCGTCTGGATGGCTGTAAACCTTCATATTCTGCAACAACACGACCAACAGTCTGCATCAAATCTAAACCAGACCAAGACCTTATTTCAGTCACAATAGAACCTTGCCGCTTACAAAGCGCAGTTTTGTCATTACCAAACCTACTAACGTCCAAACCCCACACACTGGGCAAGTCTTCATCACCCTCAACGTCACGATGTATCGCATTCTCAACCAAGTGATACGGTATAATCGTATCATCATCAGCCTGTGGAAATTCGCCTAAAACCCTGATTCTAAAGGCATTACTGTCTTCACCATAGCGTAACTTCATCTCTTCAATAAATTCATCACTTACCAAAGGGCTTTCAATGCATGACCAACGCCTTGTCCACCAGCTATCAGCAAGCCTATTCTGGCTCTCAAAAAATGTACCACTAGATCTAGTAGGGTTACTCAGCATAATCGTAGTTGCATTATGACCAGACATGGAACCAGCAGCAGCTTCAAATACTTGCTCAGGCACACCAGATGCCTCGTCTACAACTAACATAACGTGTTCTGAGTGTACCCCAGCAAGCGCTTCTGGCGTTTCTGCTCTTGAAGTTCTAGCTGAAATAAACATCTCACTAGGAGCAGAAGTATGCTCAACACGATCAGACTTAACATTCAGCACATCGTGAAACGCAGGCGGTAACTCATTAATCCACCGCTTCATCTCAGCAAATAAAGCATCAAACAACTGACTAGATGTCGGCGCAGTTACAACAACCTTATTCGGATAATGCATCAGGAAATACCAAAGCATAGCCCAAGATGCAGCCGCGCTCTTACCAGTTCCATGTCCAGAGCGAATTGAAATTTTTCTTTCTCCATCAGCAATAGCCTGCAAAAACTCAGCCTGATAATCTAACGGCTCTAATCCAAGCACCTCCCTCACAAACAATGTTGGATTTTTAGCGTAGCGCTGGGTAAACTCAATCATCGTATTCTGAGATAAGTCATTCATGGTCAATAACCTTCATCTTACGCAGCGCGTCTAAATGCAAATCACCAATGTTAATCTGGATGTTTTGCTGACTACCGCTACCATAACGATTTTTGTTTAAAGATGAAGCTATAAAATTATGTTGCTGCGCTAAACCTTTAGCAATGCCAATATCAACCTGATTAACATTACCCTCAGCAACGTCACGATCACCGTTTAAGGCTTCTTTAACCTCAGTGTCTCGCCTATCTTTAATATCGTTAAGAGCTTCAAACGCAGCATCAGCATGAGCATCAGCCACTAAATGCTCTATCTCTCGTATAGCGTTGCCATACTTTTCGTCTTTCATCACGTTACGCCTAAAGTAGCCGCGATCTAAATCTAGTTCTTTAGCAATCATAGGAATTGTTTTGCCAGCTAACAATTCTCTCTGCAAAGCCTCAACGCCACCTCTTTGATCAAGTTCGGATAAAGCTTTTTTTAATTTTGGTTTACCAGCCATATTCTTTCCGCAAAAGTTATGTTCAACATACTACAATTATTAATTATTAATGCCTATAGGCATTTTAATAAATAAATAATCTTAAGTATAGGTATGTCTTATTAGTTTTAAGCCCTTTAAAATATAGAAAATATTAAAATATTAGCAAAATATCTGCAAAATACTTAGGATTTTGATTTTCCTAACAATTCCTAAATTCCTAATAGGGGGTAGGGGGGGGTGTTGCGAGAGAAAATAATAAAAATCAGGGAGGTAAAATTTATTAAACAACACCCAAAAAATTCATAGCACAGATTTTACTGTATGGGAATGTAGTTATAGCATAGGTAGCTGCAAATACTTTGACGGGGGGGGTAAAAAAAAGAGATCTCATTTGTATACAATTGTTCGCCATTGTTCAACATTAGCCAGAAATAGTACAATGCAAAACTTAAATGGGGTTCGGTATTGAGTTAAACAATATTTAAACATTG